TACCTTTTTTTAATTTTAACAGATGATCCTCTCCAGGGATTAAATCCGGTAAACCATCCGTTTTATCTATTTTACCTTTTAAAAAATCATCTATTTTATTATAAAGATCATCATTACTATTTCTCTTTTTTAATAAGAGTGTTGATTCTATGACTAAAGCTATAACCAGTATAACAATAACTATTAACATATTATTTCCCCCGAACTTCTTCTAAGTTATTTTAATATATTAATAGTTATATGACCAGCCTAATATTTTTCATCGGCGAAATTCAGCCAGCCTCCAGCCTTAACAAGATCTTTATCAAAATCAGAAATTGAAAAAGTTATCTCTTCTTTTTTACCTTCAGCTTCAATAGTTATTAAATTAGTTTCTATATCAATATAAACGCCTTTTAACTTAATATCATTGGGTTCATAATTCCAAATAGTAATATCATTTGGATTAAATTGTATGTCTATATTCATATAAAATAATCTTGTTCAAATTCTTCACCTATATTATTTTTTTGACTTTCAATCCAACCCGTAATAATATATTTTGTATTACCATCTCCTGGAGCATTACCTCTATGTTTATGAGTCCAATAAGCTGGTGAGAAAATTAATTTACCTGATTCTGGGTAGATAATTTGGGGGTTGTATTTAAATTCTGTTCCACCAGTTGTTAGAGTATTTAGGTAATAGATATAAAATAATTCGCGTTTTGATGTGTTACCACCTTCATTTTCGTGATGCCATGCGTAATAACCTTCACCACCAATATAACGTTGCATTTGAATATGAGGTGTACCGTTATTACCACTCATAAAACATGTTTGAGCAGTTCTAACAACACTTGATTTACTTGAATAATTTTGAGATAAAATAGGAAAATCATTTACTTCAAGATAATCTACTAAATAGTGTAATAAATTTTCCATCAAATAATTGTAAATGTAATTCCAATCATCATCTTTACCAGCTTCATCATGTATCATTAAATCAGTAGATGCTTTGATATGTTTTCTTATACCACCACCCGACATTCCGTCTACTTTATTTTGAGAATATTCAAATTTATCAATAATAAATTGACACATTTCAGGGCTAATAGCGCCATTATATATTTTAATAAGATTATCCATTTTTTTCTATAATTAAGGAAAAATCTCCATTTTCATTCATTTTTAAAGTTTTAAAAGGTAAAACAAACTTTTCACTATCTTTAAAATAAACATATGGAGTTAATTTGTATTTATCTTTCAATTCACTTATATAACTAATCATTTCATTTATATCTGGTAGTTTGCCTTTAAGGTATTGGAAATTATATATAAATAAAACATTTCTATTTTCTAAGTTCAATTCATATTTATAAATCTTATCATCTCTATGTAATTCTATTTTCCAATTACCAACTTTAATAGGATAAGCACCCCATTGTCCTCCACTTAGATTCATTTCACCTACAAATTCATCATCAAAAAACCATTTGGTTAAATATGATTCATGACCTTTTAAAATTACTTTAGCGTCATTATTAAATATAATATTAGCTTCACAATCAATGTTGAGATGTATTTTCATTATTTTTTAATCTTTCTGTTTTTATTTGTGTATAAGCTAAATCAATTTTTTCATATAATCCAATTTTAGGGTTTTGCTTTTGGATTTGATTTGCTACATGAAATAATTCTTCATAAAACCCCTTTTTATGAGCTTTATATAAAATTTCTTCTAAGTGTTCTTCATTACTCATTTTGAATAAATTCCATAAGGAGTTACTAAATAATCTATAATATTATTTTTTAAATGTACAAATGCTTCTACGGGTCTATTTACTATAGGTTCATTATGAACATTAAATGAAGTATTTACTAAACACCCAATACCTGTTTTTTCTTTATATGATTTTAAAATCTTATAAAACAATGGATTTGAATTTTCAGTTACTATTTGTACACGAGCTGTTTTATCTACTGGGTGGACAACTGTTGGTAGTTTATCTTTCCATTCATCTCTAGTGTTAAAACATAATGTCATAAATTCAGCAGCATATCTTGATTTACTTACTTCAAATAATATATCAGCATCTTCATCTAATACAGCTGGGGCAAATGGCATAAAATCATTTCGTTTTAATCTACCATTAATTACATCATATGTGTCCGGATGTGTTGCATCACACATAATTGTTCTATTACCTAAAGCACGAGGTCCATGTTCAAATTTACCTTGAAATAATCCTACAATCTTTTGATTATTTAAAAGACTAGTGATAAAATCAATGTTAAGAGGTATATAGTTATAAGTTCCCAAGATTTCTCGGGCTGCGTTATTAATTTCTTCTTCATTATATTCTGTTCCAAAAAATACATTATCTAAACGGACTGGTTTAAATTCAGGGTGTAATTGTTTAAATACAATTAATGCTGAACCTAATGCTAATCCTTCATCGCCCATTGGTGGTGCAATAAAAATTTCATCAACCCACTCTAATTCATTAATACGTTTATTCATTCTAACATTAGCAAAAATACCTCCAGCTAATGCTATTTTACGAATATGTGGGTAACGTTTTCTTAAGTTATTTAAAATTTGTAGTGTTTTTTCTTCTAATACTAATTGACCTGCTAATGCTACATCTTTAATTGCTGGTTTCCAAACTTTACTACCAACAACATCAAAAAAATTAGTCATTACTTCTTTAAAAATAGAACCACCAGCTAAATCATGTGGGTCATTAAATTCAGCTAAATCAGTTTTAATATCTGTGACTGTAATAGATTTATCAAAAGCATCATATACTTCTTTCCAAAAATTACCATGTCCTGCCATTCCAACTGTTTTACCTTCGTCTTTTAAACGTTTAAAACCAATTAACTCGGTTATTGCGGCATAAAATAAACCTAATGATTTTCTATTAAGTTCAATACCATCAATATATTCCATATTACCATTAGTACCAACATAATATTTAGCTGAGTGGTGTTCACCACTTCCATCAATTGCTACTACTAAAGTATCATCTTGAAAATTAGATAAATAATAAGCTAAAGCACAATGGGTTTCATGGTGCTCTGTTTTAATAAATTTATTTTCAGGTAAATCAAAATCAACAGTTTGTTTAAGGATTTGTTTTACAACATCGTACTTAAGAAAACTAGTAAAATAGTCAACTTGAGACAAATCAACATTATACCTATTAATTAATTCTTGTAATGATTGTAGGGGGAATCTAAAGAAATCACCTTCTAAATCAAGGTAAGGTTTTTGTCTAATAAGTCGTTCTTCTTCTAATACGACTTTAATTTCGTTGTTTTCAATATAGGCAATACCACAAGAATGTTGTCCGCCTATAATACCTAAAATTTTGGAGTTTGATTCGTTTGTTAACTTCATTATTTGTAATCTATATTTTTATGCAACAATATATGTAATAAATATTATTAAATTTAATCTAGTAAATGTCTTTCGTGAGGTCTTAATACTATTTCGCGTCTTGGGTGCTGTGGGTGGTAAATTATTTTACATGTGTTTTCTTTAGGTGCTACTTTATTAGTACCATAATAATAAACTACACCATCATATGGTTCTGTGTTTTCACCTACACCAAACCTACGTTCTGTATCATAACTTCTAAACTCATTAGCTGTAGCCCTATACCATTTTCCATTAGGTAATTTAACTTCAAGACACTTTTGTGTAGGAAAGTCATAATGTAATTTGCCTGTAAATCCTTTTTTCTCTGCCATATCTTAAAATGGTAAATCATCATCATAAGTTGCATCATCCCAAAAATCATCATCGTGTGTATAATCAGCTATATCTTTATTAATAATAACACTTTCAAGATGATAAAACATTTTTTCAATTTCTTCTTTACCTTCAATTACATTTACTGAGGTACTATTATTAAGTACAACATGTGTGTATGATTTTTCAAAACTAATCTCTGCAATAGCTTTAACATTAATAAAGTGAATGATTTTATTTCCGTAACCGGTTAGTTCAAGAAATTTCATAGTTGGTTGTATTGGATTTTATTGATTAAATCTTCAAGTTTAATAATAGCCATGTTATTATCCATGTCTTCCATTAGTATAAGAATCTCTTGGAGTTCTATATACAATATTTCTTTAGTTTCTGGGTTCATATTATTCAGGTAAAAATCCGTTATTTTCTATTGAATACCAAACACGTTCTTTCCATAGGTCAACACGTACACCTCCTAGTTCAACCTTACCTTTCAAGGTAGCTGTCCCTAAAATAACTAAACAATAATCAAGCAAGTCATTTGCTTCATCCATGTTTTTAGCTTTTAAAGCTTCATTAGCTTTTCTCCAATAATTTTTGATTGATGTATCTAGATCTAAATGTTTCATAACTATTTTTTAGGTTTAATTAATTAAGTACGTTTTGATTATCTTTTATAAATGTAAAGGCAATTGATGGATACCAGTAACGGTCATCATCCATTTCAAAATCACCAATATTAAGTAATTTAACTTCATAACCATCAATACGAATATCAAGAGCTCGTTTAATGTTTTCAACTTCTTGGGAATTGAAGTTTCCCATCTGATTTACTCGGAAATAAATTCCTTCTTCACCCATAATATGGGCACCTGCTACTGTAGGCATACCATCAGTGTGATCTCTTTCCACTTCGATACCTTTTAAACCTAATAAATGGGCAACTGATCTAATCAGATCTCCATTTTCTTTTTCAAACTTAACTTGTTTGTTCATAACCTTTATTTTTATATTATTAATTTATTTAATTCCTTATTATGCGTGAATATACGAACAATCCCTCAGTTCTCCAAATCTTTTTTTAAATTTTTGCGAGAATAGTTTTTACTTGATGGTTTAGTACGTGTAATCATTTTACGGCGTACTATTTGAGCTACGTGCCTAACACTCAAACCGTCTAATTTTCTTTCGTCTTTCATCATACCGTAAATATACGAAAAAGGGGTGGCAAAGCCACCCCTGTTGTTCATTTAGAATAGTTCTAAATTATGCGTTTTGTTTTAACCAAATAGCTACTTCAGCTGGGTCAGTTGATTCGAATTCGGGTTCATCATCATATGAACCAATTTCGTCTTGGTTAACAGTATTGTCCCATACTACATACATATCTTCACCTCCTTCATCACTTTCATCATAGTGAACAACAGCATATTTACCAACTACTAACGTAGCGTCTTCTGTATCTTCTGCTGTGTGGTGATTAGGTAATGCTGCTATTTCGTCTGTTAAATCTTCGTTTAAACGAGATTGGAAAGTGATTTTATTTTCTACTAACCACTCACTAGCGTTAAAGTTATCTGCTTTTCTCATTATTTTATTTTATTTAATTATTAAAAGAAAGATTCTTTATTAGCTTTAATTGCCTCAAAATCTAATTCAGGATGATCCTCTTTAAGTTTAGTTAGTGCTAAATTAAAAGCCATATCAAAATCAGGTCGATAATCAAGAAATAATGATTCTGGTTCACCCATACTATCTTCAACAACATCATCAATGTATTCTCTCATATATCCACCTTCTTCGGTATCTAAAAATGGATTAAATGCTTCATTTAATGATTCTTTTAATTCAGATGAATCACCGTTATGATTAATTAAATATATTTTACTATGCT